CAGGGATAGCAGAAAACCCCCGATTTCTCGGGGGTCTCTGTTTTTCCTAACTGAAGGAAACTTATGCGTACACCTCCATGTCGTGGTCTACCTCTTCTTGGTGTTCGACGCAATCACACTCGTCGAAGGACTGGTTGTGCTCAGGGCAATCGTCCTGGCTAAACCAAGCATCGTATTTAGCTTCTGCTTCGGCCTTGTTCTTGGCCTCGATGTATAGCGCCTCGACTGTGACGCTGGCTCTGTAAATGGTCATTTTGTTTGTATCCTTTCAGTTAGTTGTCTAGCTTCCAGCGCTTTACGCTGTGCACTAGGTAGCCTATTGCACTGACCCAACCCTGTTGTTCATCGTAGGCACTTATGGCGTCCCTGCTGGTCATGTTTCCGTCGCTATCAAAGGCCTCTTTCTCAATCTGGCCTAGTATGCCCTTTGCCTCGGCTAGTTCTGCCTCGAGCCATCTAAGTAATTCGCCTGCTTGCATTATTCGCTTACCTCGCAATCGTGGCCATAGTAGAACTCTTCTGCTTGCTCCGCGTCGAACAGGTCAAAGACCTGGCCGCATTCTCGGCAGGTTGCCTCTGTTTGTAATTTCATTTGTTGCCTTTCAGTTAGGTTTGCTAGCTGGTTTCTGCTAGCAGGGCTAGCCTAGCGCATGTTGTCACGGCCAATACTTTTCCATTCGTTGCTAGCTAACCTTCCTGACAACATTGATCTGCAGTACCTGTCTACTATTCTTATCAACATGGCCTATAATGATCTGCATGACACATGTATGGATACACCCCTCACCGGGCAGAGCAATTTATATAGATGACCAGCAGATCCCACCTTGCAATAAATGTGGCAAGAGACTTAGCGTTTGCAGAGCGAGCGACTGTGGCAAGGATAAATAACCACCCTGTTCGCCTAGCCAGATTGCAGCTTGGACTGAGCCAGGTTGAGCTTGCCAACAAAGCAGGCGTTAACCGTGCAGCCGTGACTGCTATCGAGGATGGCCGCACGAAAGTGCCAAGTGATACCATCTTGGCACCACTGGCCAGCGGTCTTGGCATTGCTGTCGATGAACTCAAAGCTCAGTGCAGGGAATTTGCAACTGCACCGATCGCAATCGATGCACCGCCTGCAGTGCAGAACCTGATGATCATCCCGCCCTACACACTCAGCCAGTATTACAAGTCCTTCAAGCAGTGGAGGAGCGAGATTGCAAAGACGCCTACGGCGCTCGCCAGTATGCTGCGGGTAAACCCGGCTGTGGTCTCACGGTATGAATCCGGCGAGATGAAGGCTTTTCCGGAGCTGCTATCACGTAGGCTACTTGAGGCATTCAAGCCATACGGCATGAGCACTGATTACATAGTTGAACTAGAGAAGTTACCTGCAGCATGATCAAGACAGTCAAAATTGGTACACAGGTCTGGGAGATCGTTGAGCGATCCAGCAAAAAGGACTCTGAGCTTAACGAGGGTACTTTCGGCTACACCTTGGACAAGTTCAACCAGATCATTATTGACGTAGATATCCCAATCAGCAGAAAGCGCACTACGCTGCTGCACGAGATCCTGCATGCGATCAGGTTTACCTATGGCGGGGCTACTACGCCCAGCAAGGGAACTAGCTATGCAGACTGGGAGCACCATTTCATTGCACTATGGGAAGAGCCGCTTGTAACCGTGCTGCAAGAAAACCCAGAGCTTACTAAGTTTCTGCTAGGTGGAAAATGAGTGAGTTAGACTTAGAGAAGTTCGAATCAAGGCTTGCCTCTAGCCGGGCAACCAAGGAGCAAGAGCTCTTTGAGAAAGTTTTGGCTGCTGCTGTCGCAGCAGATCGAAGAGGGTTCTTTGTGGAGCCTCAGACCGTACTGGACCAGGATGAGACGCTGGAACGGGAACAAGTTGATTTGGTCTGGGGCTCTACAAAGTTCCAAAAGTCGCTAGATGACCGTGGTATCAAAACTACCCGCAATCCAAACCTGACGCTGCGACAAGAGACATTCCTGCAGGCCTATCTAAACCCGCTTAACCTAAAGCCCCCGCAGATCGTTGCTAAGCAGCTTAAGATCTCGCTAACCGAGCTAGATGGCTGGATGCGTGAAAAACATTTCGCAGCTGCCATGAGCGAGAAAAGCGAAGAAAACCTAAAGAAGTACATCCCGATTGCTGACCAGGCGCTAGGCCAGCTAGTCCAGCAGGGCGATATGAAGGCCATTACCTTCATTAACCAGCTAACTGGCAGATTTGACCCTAACGCCAGACAAAGTCTGGATGTCCCTTCGCTAATGATGCAGATACAGGACATTGTGCTAAGGAACGTTCGAGATCCGATTGCAAAGCGAAACATCGCTAGGGAACTGATTGCACTGGCGCAGGGACATTCTCCCCTTACTGCTGTCAAAGAGCCAAATAGTGATATTATGGAGGCTGAGACGGTCATCGAAATTACTCCTAAAGAAGGATAGCCGTGGCATCTACCTCGACAACCAGACTTGCGCTTTTTAAGCCCGTACCGGGCTCATCTGAACCATTTAGAGCGTCTGACTTCAATGCCAACATGGACAAGATCGATGCTGAGGCAGTTGCAGTTGATACTCGCCTCGACTCGCTTGAGGCATACGACATTGTTCTTGATGGTCGCTTAGACACCCTCGAAGCTTTGAACATCTCAACTCGCCTCACCGGCGTTGAGAGCGTTAACACAACTCAGAACGGCAGACTTGATTCGATCGAGTCGCTGAACACAACTCAAAACAACAGACTTACTGCGCTTGAAACAACTGACAACAATTACGACACTCGCCTTGACTCGCTTGAGGCTTATGACATTGTTCTTGATGGTCGCTTAGACACCCTTGAGGCGCTAAACATCTCAACTCGCTTGACCGGCGTTGAGACTGTAAACACCACTCAGAACGGTCGACTGGATTCGATCGAATCCCTGAACACAACTCAGAACACAAGATTGACCAACATTGAGACGCTAAACACAACTCAGAACACAAGGCTTACTAACCTTGAAAGCGCTGATGTTTCACTTGATGGCAGACTTGACACCCTTGAGGGCCAGAATCTTAACTCTCGTATTACTACTCTTGAGGGACAGAACCTCAACACCCGCCTCACATCTGTTGAAGGCGTAAACACTACCCAAAATAATCGCCTAACGGCATTGGAGACAGCGATCGATGGTGGAACCCCATAATGGCAGAGGAAGCAACACAGCCTCACGTGAAGGTGACGCTGCAGACAATCTACGACAAACAACTGGACAACGAGAAGTTGCTAGTGAGGACACTGGAGAGATTGGATGGTCTTGCAGATGTTCCAGATCGACTTCGACAAGTGGAGAAGACTCAGGCAGAAGCAGCGTGGGTCCCGAAGGTTGTGTTGGCAGCGCTCACTGCTGGCATCGTTGGGCTGCTGACATCGATCTTTTCCGTAATTAGAGGCTAACATGACAACTTTTATGCTGCCCTTCCCTGATAGCAAGCTAACCGGGCACTTTGGCAAGGTTCGCAGAATCAAGGGCGTACCAACTACACCACACCGTGGAACTGACTGGGGAGTCAAAGAAGGCACTCCGATCCCAGCTGTTTCTAATGGCACAGTTCGCCTAGTTCAGTGGAGCAATATTCTTGGCTGGGTTTTAGTGCAAAGCGTGATCGACAAGAATGGCAAAGTTTTTTACGTAGGCTATTGCCACCTAAAAGACAAGCCAAAACTCATCGCTGGTCAAAAAGTCGCCATGGGCGACACAATCGGGCTTTGTGGCAACACTGGCAGCGCTTCTAGCGGCCCACATTTGCATGCTACCCTCTCTCCGGCCCTTAAAGGGGTCTTCCAGGGCACAGTACTCGATTTACATGCTTTCATACTAGAACAGCTTGAAAAGCCCCCTACGGGCCGTACAAGGGCTAAAAAAACAACTACGACCACCAAAAAGCCTAGCAAGACTGCTAAGCCATAGTGATAGACTAGATACAAGATAGGAACTAAATGTTTACAAAAGAATTTTGGCTAAATTACGCAGCTGAGCGAGCGATCAAAACTGTCGCTCAGACGGCGCTGGCCTACATTGGTACAGGCAGCATTGGCCTGTTTGAAATTGACTGGAACTCCCTGCTTAGCCTATCGCTAGGTGCTGGTCTCCTCTCAATACTTACATCAATCGTCTCAGCCGGAAGGAAAGTTGAATAATGGCTTACAAGGACACAGAAGAAGGAAAAAAGAGCTACGGGCGCTGGTTAGCTGCAAAGAACTCGGGCAAGAACGTTACTCCATTTAAGAATGGTGACTGGTATGTTCTATCGGGTGGTGCAAAGCAAGAAGGTAGAGACAAGCGCACAAGTGTTGCAGCTCGTAAAGCCGCCCTTGAGCAAATGAAGAAGTTCTCTTCTCGGGAGAAGTAAATAATGCCAATGGTAGGTGGTAAGAAATTCTCTTACGATAAGAAAGGCATTGCTGCCGCTAAAAAAGCAGCTAAGTCTGATTGGGATGAAGAGACCCAGGAGATGATCAAACGCTCACAGATGATGAGCGATCTTGGCATTAACGAATTTGGTGAGCGCACTAAGCGTCCAGCAAAAGTAGCACCCAATAAAGGCGGCAACTTTGCGAAGGGCAAGAGCACCGAAGCACGTAAGCGCACTGCTAAGAAGAAAACAGCTCGTCAAGAAGCCCTAAAGATGATTCGCAAGGGCGTCATCCCAGCGAGTCCGACAAGATAATGCCATACACATTTGGCAAGAAGTGGGCTTACAAGAAAGACAGCGGAAAGCGTCTTCCTAAGAAGCAAGCTATTGCCATAATTATTTCTGAGAAGGAGAAAAAGGGTGGCAAGTAAACCAGTTTGGGAGACACCAAACCCAAAAAAGAAGTCCAAGAAAATGAGCCCTAAGCAGGTTGCTGCTGCTCGTGCCAGAGCTAAGTCTTCCGGCAGGCCTTATCCGAATTTGATCGACAACATGTGGGCCAAGAAAAATGGCTAGTCCAGCATGGCAGCGTAAAGAGGGCAAAAACCCCGCAGGTGGATTGAACGAGAAAGGCCGTCGCTCGTACGAGGCAGCGAATCCGGGTTCAAACCTAAAGCCTCCAGTGAAGGCAGGCAATAATCCACGTCGTGCTTCGTTCCTGGCCCGTATGGGGAATATGCCTGGCCCGGAGTATAAGGATGGGAAGCCAACAAGGCTCCTAAAGTCTCTTCAAGCATGGGGAGCTTCTTCTAAAGCCGACGCTAAGCGGAAGGCTGTTCAGATTCAGCGCTCGAAGCGTTCTTAGCCGCTTCCATTGCTAGCGATACATGCGCTAGCCCTTCAAAAATAATTTCCTCAGTCTTGCAAGGGAACTCTACGTTGCAGTGCTTGCAATTACCTGGGTTGTCTTCGTTGTCTGGGTCTTCTGGCCCGTGAAGCTGATACACAGTATCCAGCGTTCCAAACACTATTGCCAATACCTCGTCGAAGGTTGCGTTCTTACTCATTGTCCTGCCATTCGTCTCATTATGTCTTGTTGATCCAGCGTCCACTTGTATTGTGTAGCTGGTGTGCTGTAGTCGGTCAACCTTTGACCTAACAACAGGTTAGTGATAAGCCTAGCGTTATTTTCTGCTCTTTCTGCATCAGTCTGGTAAGGATTTGGATCTTGTCCAATACCAGTTACCTTGGACAAAGTGCTAATAACACCAATCTGGCCCAGAAGATACTCAGCGGGGCCAGGCAGCGCTTCACCAGTTCCCAGCTTGTTCTGAGTTGAGGACTCAATCAATGTCTTTAGAACTGGGTTCATGTTTGCAGCAAACAGATCGTTAGCACCTTGTGCCATTGAGTCGATTGGGTTTGCTCCAGGCTGTAGCGTAAATGGCTTGAAAATCTGTCCGACAATGTCGACTGGCTGAATTGCTGGCTGCAGACCCCAAGCATCGCCTTCGCCTGCTGGTCCTTGGAACTGAGGGCCCCACATCTGGCCTGTGTGCCAGCTTGCATATATTCCATCCGGATCCCATGGGTCTCCAAATGACTCTGGGTTAAAGCCATTAGCATCTGCAAATGCATACTGGATCTTGCTCGGGATGGTTACAATGCCAGGTCGCTCAAGCATGGTTGCGACAACCTTTGTAAGAGCTACACGCTGCCAGGTGTAGAAGTAAACAAAGCGGCGAGCATACTTCTTTTCAAAAGCAGACAAGCTACCAGCTGTTGGGTGCCATTCACGAATTGCAGTAGCAGCGGCAAGGGCTGCTTCTTCTACGCTCTTTGCGCCAGTTGTCTTTTGCAGCTCGTCGATAAAATGAGTTAAACGGAAGAAGTTGTCACGGTGGCTAGCAAGGACCGAGATGCCATTCATGCCCTGGTGGAACTTGGCATAAGCGCCCTTTAGAACTGAGTCACTTGAAACCATGAAGTCTTCAAGAGAGCCACCTGGGTGGACTAGGACACCCCAGCGCTCAGCGAGCTGGTAAACGATTTCATCTGGAAGGATTTCACGCTTGCCCTGTGGGTTAATCCAGTAGATGTTGTCAAACTCATCTGCCTTTATACGCTTGCCCTTTGTGGCAATCAGCTCAGCATAAGCCTTGAATGGCTCGCCTGCGTTCTCGTACTGACCTGGGCGGAACCTGTTGAGGATACGTGCTGTGTTGTTGTACGAAGACAAGCGAACACCTGCAAGGGCGTTCATGGCTGCTTCACCAACAATCGAAGTTACGTGGTGCCCTGGGCGTAGAAGTGTGTTTGTCGACTTCAGAACGTAAGTCACTCTATCTGCGACTTCGACAACACGACTTAATGCGCCCTCGCTAAATGTTTGGTCGTAGTCAAGGTAGCGCTGAACATACTTGAGACGCTCTGCATCATCACGGTGGACAAACTTGTTTGTGTCGCCAAGTAGCTGACCAATGCTAGTGTCGGTGTCGATCTTGACGTAGTCATTAATGCTTTCACCGAGGTCTGCAATTTCCTTGGCTGTCTTGCCAACGAACTGATCAAACTGGCTTGCGATCTCAACTCGAGCAGCAGCTCTGTGAACGGCAAGGTTTAGAAGGTTAATGAACTCGAGTGGACTTCGGTCTGGGAACAGTTCTGGTGAGTATTCAAGCCAGAAGTCATCGAAGGTTTTTGCATCTCCAACCTGAATGCTCGAAAGACCGAACTGTCTTAGAGCCTGGTTTAGTTCGCTCTTCATAATGCTAAGAGACTTAGCTGCACCGAATACGTTGTCAGCGCCAAGAAGAATGTCGAATGACTCGCTTAGCGAGTCAAAGATCTCACGATCAACTTGGCCATAATTTGCTAAGAAGTCATCAAGGGAGATAGCTTCGCCTAGCTCATCAGCTGCGGCAAGTTCTTTTCTGTAATCCTGAAGAGCCTTAAACGCTACCTGAACATCAGCCTCACGACCGCGAGTTGCACTCTTGATTGCTCTAATTCCCAAAGAGAACCAGTGTGAGTAGCTAATTGCGGATTGCTCGGAACTGGAAAGAATTGTCTTGAATGACGCACCCATTCCGTAGTTACCGGACATGGCCTTTCCAACTCTGGTCCAGCGAGTTTGAATCTTTGCAAAAGCATTGTTAAGCGAAACAGTTTCCTGCACAGCAGTCTCTGCAGCTTCAGAAGCAGCTGGAGTTGGAACATCTGCAGCACTTGATCTAGCAAGCTGCTCAGCTGTAATCTGCACGTCTTGCTCAAGGTTGTTTCGCTTTTGAGTTGTACGAGCAGACTTACCAGCTGTCTCAGCTGCCTTCTCGGACTTGCCGGCAGCCTTAGCGGCTGAGTATGCCTTGTCGGTCGCACGGACAGTTGCAATGATGTTTGTCATTTCCTGCACGAAAGGCTTTACCTTACTTGCACCTGGAATGTCAGCATTAATGATCATGCTCTTGTACATGCCAGCCATATTTTCAGCTAGCTTGCGATCGCTAAATGATCCAGTGCTTAGTCTTTCAAACAAGTTGTTGTAACGGCCAAGTAGTTGCCCGAGGCTTTCGGTTAGCTGAGCATCAGCCAAGTCCCCAGCCTTGAATGACTCTTTTAGCTGAGTGAACTCACCAGAGAAGCGGATCATGCCAGCAAATACTTCGACAGATTGCGAGTAAACAGCCTGCGCATTTGCACCGATGATTAGGCCTTCCCGGAATGAGTCGACCTCTTTTAGAGCATCGTAATTATCGGACAGGAACTTAATCAGATCATCAGAGATTTTCTCTATCTGCCCAGCTGCAGCAGGAGTCTGCTTTGCGTATTCAGCGTGAGGCGCTAAATCAAACTTGCCGCCACGAACTTCTTTATTGTTCAGGGCAAAAAGAATCTCTTCATAGTTTTCGCTGCCCTTTTCAAAATCAACACCAGCTTCCTTGTAGCGCTTGACGGTCAGCCATGCAGCTTCGATAGAAGTTGGCAGGAAGTTTCCGTAAGAGTAACCCTTGTTAGCTTCTCCCCTAATTCTTCTAAGCTCAAAAGCCAGACCTTGCTGGCTCTTGTCAATCATCTGACGCAGAATGTCAGCCCAGGTAACGCTTGAGTACTGTGGCTTAACTGACTTAGCCTTCTTTGTGCCAGCCTTTACACCCTCTCTGCGAAGAGCGGCAGCTGCTGACTCTGTAGAGCGAACCGGAATGCCCAGTGAGCGTAGCGCTGTTTCTATTGCGTAGAAGTTCAGCGCCTCTCTGTTTGCCAAAGCGTTGGCATTTGTTCCCTTATATACGCTGCCCTTGCTTGCATAGATAATTCGATTAAACATGTCAATTCGACCATGAGATCCAAGCTCGTCTAGCTTTAAAGCTCCGCCAACTGTAAACGATGCGGGATCTTCGGTAATGACCCTAAGGTCTCCAGCAAGAACCTCGTCCAAAGCTTGCTCAAGTGTGAGCCCACGCTTTTTAGCAAGACTCTTAATCTGATCTCTAATACTTGGGAGCATGTTGTCACGAACAATGCCTGTGATCCTGCTGCGAACTTGTCTGTCTGTAAAACCAGCTTTTGTGGCTAGGTCATTCAGTGCTTGCTGAGCCTCTGTTGCAAAAACCTCTCGCATCGATACAAGCTCAGCGGTAGCTTCTGCTGAAACATTTGTAGCTGGCATCGGTGCTGCGATGTCTGCTGCTTGCTGCGCAATGTCTTCAACCCTGGAAGCATCGAGGGTCGCATCGGCCGCTGCAGCCGCAGCCTGGCCTGCAGTGTTGCCTGTTGCAGTTGCTGCATCCGTAGAAGTGATTATGCCCTTACCTAAAGTGAGGGCGTCATCTGTGAGCACCCGACCCAGACCGTCGACATTTCCAAAGACCTTAACAAACGAGGCCTGAACAATATTGGTAGGTACACCTAGCACAAAAGACAGATCACGCTTAAATGTTTCTGACAGCTTGATCTTGTTGTCTTGCAAATCTGCAGCGAGCTCGTCGATTGTGTTGTATGTCTCATCGCTCATTTTTTCAAGATCGATGCGACCAAGTTTTTCAATAGCCCTAGAGATATCGTTACCGCTAATAAAGGCGTTAAAAACGTCTTCTACTTCATCGGCCGTAAGTGGCTTTTCTGCACCGCCCGCAACTGCCTTTAGCTTGCCCTCCAGGGCATCGGTAAGAGCCTTAACAATTACTTTGTATGCACGAGAACTCTTTTTGAGATCGGCATAAATTAGATCAACCATAGCCCTGACGGCATCTTCAGCATCCATCGGGGTTACGATGCCATCGATCCACGGCTTGAGAGTCGTGCTTGCTACAGCAGCAGACTCCTCCATGCCTAGTCTGCTTAGAACAAATGCTTCTCGAGCTTGCTGAATAGCTGCAGGTGTGTTTTCGGTATCAACAGCAATGTTGATTAGGTCATAGATCGTAGCTTCGCCTGGTGCCACACGCTCGCTTGCAAGCGCTCGCTGCAGTGCAGTAAAGTCCTCTGGCACAACGGCAACAGCATCTAGTATGCGATCGAATAGCTCATTGGGGACTGCTTTCGACGCTGGAGTAGTTGTGTACTTGATCAGCTCATCAACGGTTGCTTTTCCAATTTGATTTGGAGTTACCTTGATTGCAGTCTGCTCAGCCTGCCTAAAGTCGTCGATCCTGTCTAGGAATGCTTCCTTGATTGCCTCTAGCTTTGCTGAGTCAGTCTCGTCAAGCTCTCTAGTCTGGCGGAATACACCTGGGCGGGCAAGACTCTTAACCAAGATGTTTAGATCACGACGCTGCTTGCTGCCCTCAGCAAACTCGGCCCGAATGCGAGCATCCCTAGCGTTGCCTTCGGCTGGGCGAAGAGCGGTGCGAGTTGTTTCATCGGCGGCCTCAGCTGAAGCTGGGCTGACTTGAGTGTCTAGGCCAGCTTGGCCACGAAGTTTTTCTTCAACTTCACGGGCTGCAATATCCGCAGACTTCTTGGCACTGGCTTCGCTCTTGTAAGCCTTCTTTGCAAACCTGTGCTCCAATACCTGACCCTCAGGGGAGCGAATAACAATACCGAATAGGCCATTGTCGAGTTTTTCGACGGTCGAAATAACTCGAGCAGCATCAGATGCAATCTTTGCAGCAGTGGCTTTGCTGAGACCAGCAGTTACACCAGGGAGGGCGCTAGCGTCAACCTTCGCCTTCGCCTTTGCGTATTTTTCAGCAGCCTTCTTTTCTTTGGCGCTAACCTTTTGAACAGTTGAAAGACTGTCTGATCCAGTAGGAAGCTTGGAAAATGCGGAGCCTATTTCGACTACGCCACGAACTTCATCTGCCTTTTTGGCCTGCTTTGCACGGATCTTCTGAAGCTTATTGCCCTTGATACTTAGCTTGTACTGGTTTTTTCCAGTTTGATATCCACGACTAATACCCGTGAGAAGATTGCCCAGCTTTTCGCTTTCGGTAAGCGGGCGACCTAGCGGAACGCTAGCCTCTAGGCTATTGCCCAAACCAAGAAGAGCCTTATTTGTCTTGTCCACGGTCCCAGCGACTTCACCGGACTTAACAATGGTAGATCCGCCTTTAGAGGCTGCAGCTGCAAGCTTTGCACCTTGTGCAGCGCCTTTTACGCCAGCGAGAGTACCACCAGTAATGTAAGTCGTAGGATCAAGGCCGATATCAAGTGCAAGACCTAGCCAAACAGAAGTATTACGATCGACGCCAAGTTCTTGTAAGTTCTGTGAATAGGTGCGCCGATCTGAAACGCCACGAACCATTGCATCGACGCCACTAAGTGGGTTGACCAAATCAGCAGCGGCACCAATTTCACCACGGCCAATAGCTGCGAAGTTTTGACCGATCTTGTTAGTTAAACCAGCAGTTGCATAACCGCCAGTTGAAAGGACGTCGATAATGCTCTGGCCAAGGTTCCAAGCGCCGCCAGCACCCTCTGCCTCATATTCACGGGGTTGATAAGTGGCAGATGTTTTTGCGCCAGCTGAAAGTGCTGCAATTACTCTTGGGTCTAGGGCCATGCCTATATCCTACTTATTAAATGTGTTTGACACGGCCGTTCTGAGAACTGATTTTTCCTGAGGGCTCAAGCTAGTGCCTATAAACTTCTCAAGATCCGCAAGGGCTGCAGCTCTGTTGGTTGTTGTGTTTTTGGCAACGGAGCTCTTGGAGATCCAGTCATTGTAAGCTGCGATTACGTTTTCACCCTGTGTGGCATTTATTTGACCGTTTAGAGCAGCAGCGCCGAGGGCCTGAGAAAGCGGATCGGCTGATCTTAGGAAGCCAGTAGTTCTTTCATACTGCAATTCCTCAGCCCTCGCCGCCTGCTTAGCAGCCTCTTGCTGGGCTCTAATCTGAGCAGCCTGAATACGAGCAGCATTTGCAGCCGCTTCTTGCTGAGCCTGCAGTTTTGCCTGCTGCTGCTGGAACTTAAGTTCAAACTCTCGATCTGCAACGTTAGCTAGATAATCTTCCCTGGCTGCTCGCAACGCTGCAATGTCCTCGCCCTGACGGTATCCAAAGCTAGTGACATCAGCACGAGCAATCTCCTGAGCTGTGGCACCCATAGCATCAAGCATTCCTGCCCAGTTGGACTGGTTTAAACGCTCTACATCCTGAGCAACACCAGCTGACTGTGCTGCAATGTCGCCGGCAGCAGTTCCAATGTCGCCAACGCCCATGCTTTGTAGGACTGCTTCGTTTTGTGAAAGTCTTGTAGCTTCCCTGCCTTGCATCGCACCAAGGGTAGCCTCACCACGTGAAGCAGCGGCAGTCTGTAGGCGCTTGTATGCCTCTTCGATGTCAGTGATATCTTCTTTGCGAGCGCCGATCAGTTGACCGTAGATGTTCTGGATCTGTCCGACGTTCTCACCGTAACGACTGTTTGCTGTTCTGCGCTGCTGCTCTAGTGCTTGAAAGAGCGGGGCAAAAAGGCTGCTTACGTCAGGGGCACCAGGAACTGTAGGTGCACCGCCCTGCGGAGCTGGCACTTGTGGGGCCTTAGGAAACTGCTGAGCTTGGCGAGTTGTTTTGGCTGCTGCAGTTCTGGCCCGTGCTGCAGTTCTGCCCCGTTCCGCAGAAGCGCTTGGGGAAAGAGGGGAGACCTTAGGCATACTTGCAGGCGATGGAACACGTGGCGCTGGACGCAAAGCAGCGCCCGGCGCTTGAGCCTGCCCGTACGCACGAACAAACCTATTGCCAAATTGCTCGACTCCTCTTACTACGTCATTCCACCAATCGCTGGCACCTGTACCACCGTAGTTTCCGTACTGACTCATTAGTACCCTCTTACCTTCTTTAGCTCAGCTTGATAGCCAGCTAGTTTTTGCTGAGCTCCCGCAACGGTTCTTGCGTTGTTCTTTGCTTGCTGCTGTCTAATGTATCTATTAGCAGCATCAATTCTTGCTTGGATCTGAGCGGCAGTTTGAGTTGGCGCAGGCTTGATCATTCCTTCATCGCCAGTTACTGGAGCTAGTCTGTTCATTGCCTCATCGCCAGTTACTGGGGCTGGACGCTCAAACCCTTGCTGGCTAGTTGCCCCGCCTGGCTGCTGTCCACCACCGAATGGAGAGCGGCTAGCATTTGCTATCTGAGTCAATCCGTAAGCCTGGGGGAGCTGCGTTAGCTCACTGAGCGCACTTCTGCGAGCGCCAGCTCCTATAGATCCAAACATATTTGGGTCTGTTATGAATGTCTCAGCATTTTGCGCACCAGCACCGTAAAGGATTTCCTTGTTTGCAACTAGGTCATTAATAGCCTGTTGAGCTGCGGATCTCTCAAGCTCGGTGGCCTGCTGAACGGGAGCAAAACCCTCAGTAACCATTTTTGGAGTTCTCATGCCACGAGCTGCATAGCTACCAGCAATCTCTCTAATTGCCTGTGCCTGTGCCTGCTGACGCAAGAACGAGTTCTGGACTTCTTGTGCACGAGCCCTATTGATTTCATAGTTAGCTTGGGTCAGCCCAGGAAGATACTGGGTTAGGTAAGCGCTTTTAATTGACTCTGTGTAAAGAGGGCTGTTAAGAATACTTGCAAGAATATTTGCTTGGTCTACGGCTGGATTGCCTGTTTCTGCTGGAATTGGCTCACCCGGGATTTGCTCAGCTGCCCTTTGCTCAGCTGGCATAGCTGGCTGCCCGGCAATAATGCTCGTGCCCTCTTCGGAAGGCGCTGGTCTAAATCCGCCTCGCTCATCATCAAAAGTAGAACCAGGAAGAGATGCGGGTGGAGGGACGGGAGCTACAGCTGGGGAAGGGGCAGCGGCTGGAGTGCTAGCTGCTTTTCTTTGCGCATTGATCAACAGTCTCAAAGCCTGCTGGCGACCCATGCCAGAAGCAAGCATCTTATCTAGCTTTGCCTGACCTTCAGCTGTTCTTGCCATTAGATGTACCTCATAAAGTCTGGGCTAGCATAGCTTTTCGTTGACGCAGCCTTGGTCTTTGCTCGCAGGGCATTCATTCTTGCTCTACGCTTTCTGTCTCGCTCGGCATAACCTGTTTTATCGACAGCGCCCATAGTAGGGTTCATTCTACCAGAACCATAGATACGAGCACCTGCGCCGTAGGGATTAAATTCAGGGGTTCCTAGAATCCCGAGCTCTGCGCCTGCCATTAGCTAATTCTTTCCGAAATCGAGGCTTTTGCTCCGATCATAGGCGTAATGCTAAAGATCTGAGCAGGAGCCGTTGCTGCCGTACCATCAGTGGTTACTTCTAGCTCAAAGTATACCCGACGGAACCGCAAAGCGTGGTCAAGCTTTAGGTTCAAGCGCTCTGGCCTAACCCAAGTAAACGTGCTAGTGGTCTTGACGTTAAATGGCTTCGGGGCGGGGTTGTCCCAGCCAACCACTGACGCAAGGAGCTCGTCCCAAGTAAAGGTTTCAAGCCAATCCCAGGTTGTTTGGGTTGTTGTATCCAAAGACACTGGGAAGACTCGGGCTGTAACGTTTCCAACTGCCATGATCTCGGCAGCCCACCAATACAGCCTTTTCCATTCGTTAGGCGTATTAAAGTCGTAAATCTTAGTCCTGATAGAACAAGTCATTTGCTCAGGCCCGTCGCCCTCGTGATAATGATCGCAAATGCGGTAAATCTTGGAATCTCCAGTATCTGCATTATTTGAAATGGCCCAAGCCTCAAGGGCCTTGTCGATAATGTCGGTCGGACTAGGCACGGTTCTTGAATAAACAAAACCGGTATTAGTTGACCAGCTTGACCAAGTACCAGTCTTTAGCTGGAGCACATAAATGTTTCCTGCGTAGAACACGATAAGTCTCGCACCTAGCACCGAAAGGGCATATGGCACGTTTAAAGTTGAAGGCGAAACCTTGTTTTCAAAACGAACCTTTTGGTCATTTAGCGAAGTGAATACGCCGTTGTAATAGCTGTAGGCTTGATCAGCGGAAAGAACGATTAGGGCGTTTTCGTATCTAACAATGCATCGCTGGCTCTCAGCTCCAATGCCTTCCTGAACCTTTGACATCGTTCCTAGCTCAGGTAGATTTGAAAAAGTGTACTCATAAGTTGAGTCGTTTCTAAAAACCGTAAGGCTGTTGTAGCCAGCAACGAGGCCGGTGATCCATTGGCCGTCACCACTATTTACGGATGCGAAAGAAGTTGCGGTGTCCCAGTAGCGCCAATCTTGCTGAGGCTGTCCGGCAACTTCACCTGTGATGTTGGACCAGTACATAACGGACTGAGTTACAGTGCCTCTTGGGCCAAATGCAAATAGACGTTCTTGGTGCAGTTCTAGGCCGGCAGCAGCTGGCATGGTTGCAATGGTCTCAGTAGCAGCGCCAGTAACCCAGGCAGTACCATTCCAGACCTGTGCACCATTAGGGCCCCAGTAGGCACCAGCGCCATTTGTACGGCACATAATGATGTAGCCCTGATACTGAACGAAGTCAGCAGCTTTTTGGTTCCAGATCTGCGTCCAGGTGTTGTCTAGGTTATAGATATAGGTTTTTGTTGGCGATGTGTATACGGCAAAACGATCGCCATCTTCCTCGATAAAATAACCAAGCAAATCAAAGTGAACATTTGCTTCCGGCAGTGTACGGCTGGCTGGGGACCAAATTGGCGGGCGAGAAGTTAAGGCTCCACGAGGAGTAAACTCTAGATTTTCTAGGAATGGAAGTTCATTATCAGCAATAACTGACTCGTCCCAGAAGTTATTCAGACCCCCAGAGAAGTCCTTTAGTGTTGCAGATCTTTGGCGTACGACATCAGACATAATCGTTTATATCCGGAGAGACGCCTGGGTACATGTCAGATTGGGAGATATTCTCCTTGTAGTTCAACCTGTCCAGTCCGTCTCTAAACTGTGCCATTTTTAGTTGAGCTGCTGAATAATTTTCGTCATACTCTAGGGCCTGCATCATGCAGTAGTTGACCAAGTGGGTTAAGTACCTGTCTGGAACGCCAAGCGGGCTGCCAGCGGAAGTTACAGGGGTAGGCATCTTGACGTACTCAAGCTTCAGGCCGTTAGTGAAGCTCTCATTTGGCGTTGGATAGAAAGTAATTACGCCAGCTCGCTCATACCAAACATCTGGGTACTTGGAGTTTGCGGTGCGCTTAGGATCGTCCGAGAGAATGAAGTCACGGAAGCTTTGAGGCGATAGGTTCTTTACAGGGCGGCCATCAACATAAAGAGCCTCAATGTACTGGACCTTGTCTGCTGGGAAAGTGTACTCAGCCTGTCCAGCTACGATGTTGGACAGCTTGGTGTCCTTTAGAACAGGGTTATTGTTTACGATCTCTTGCTGACCATCGTTGATCCAGCGAAGGATGACGTCGTCAGTTAGCTGCGCACCGGAGTTGTCACCAAACTGAGTTTTGACTCTTTGGATGACATCTAGGGCGGTAAAGGAGAAAATTTCTGCTGGCATTATTTCCTAAGCACCTTTCCGTCGTGCTTGTACTCGTGTTTCTTTGACTTCATGATTGACTTCATGACGTCTCGCCGCTCCTCTAGCCATTCTACCTCACGTTTGGCCTCAACAGCCCTGTGAGCCATCTCTAAAATGTGAAGTCTGTTTACTTTTGAGTTTGGATCTGCTGTGTTGTTGTCTACCAACCAAGCAACTAGGCGGTGATCAATCTCAGACTCTGGAAGAGTCCGGATTACATAGGATGGAAGCATATGCGGTTCGTCAACAAGGGCGAAGGGTTGTTCTGGGTTAAAGCTTGGGTGCAGGCTGTCTAACTTAATAAGCCTGACAGTAGGAAAAATGTCCTTAATTACAGCGGCTACTCTGCGCTGGTAATCAGTGTAAAGTCCGTCTATTTTGTTAAATTCAATGTATGCCATGATGTCTCCTTACCGTTCTATTGTAGTAAGAAAAACCCGCTGAGCCAGGTGAGACGGCCCTGGCCCAGCGGGCAGTTTTTCGCTTTTTACAGCTCAGCGATGTTGGAAAGTACCGCGTGTGCGTTTCTGCGGTAGGTTCCAAGCTGGCTGTACTGGAAGTAACGAGCCTCGTATGCGTCAGTGTCAGCGACCTTTGACCACATTGAGCCGTCACGGTCCATCCAAGCCCAGTCACGCTTACGGTTAAGCACGATTTCCTTGGAGGATAGAGCGTATAGGGTGCCCTTAGGAGCAGCGTAGTCTGATACGAACTTGATTGGCTTGCCCAATGCGTCGAATGAGAATGCTCGCTGTCCACCGGTCAGAGTTGCACCGTTGGTGAACTGACGTAGACCCTGCAGCAGGTTCCAGTAAGCGTTGAAAACGCCTGGGCTTGCTAGCATTACGTCAACGTCGCCACCCTGCTTGTCAACGCTCTGTACGAGGTTGATGAGGGCTAGCTCAGTCAAAGTACCTGGAACTCCGACAGTTCCAAGAGTCTTCTTGGTTGCCTTCCATACTGGGTACTCAGCTGGGTCGATCTCGTGCAGTTCGGTTGCGTCGTCAACAATAGCTGCCAGACCTGTCCACTCCTTGCCGAAGTTGTTTACTCCGTTTGAGGAACGAACTAGAACGTCGTTTGCGCTGATGTTGGTGTTGAAGGTTCCGAGTACACCAGAGTTTACAGTAATGACCTTGGTGTCTTCGTTGATCGCAAGAATCTCGATCGAGGAAGCGGCACCTGACTGCTGCTTGACACCAGTAGTTGGGTCAACAACGTCAATGGTCATACCGACCTGTAGCCAGTGAACTGAGTCTACGGTTAGGGTAGTTGCTGAAGGCTGAGCCGTTACAACTGCAAGCTTTCCGGATCCGTCGCCGTAAACCTGACGGTTTAGGTCAACAGATAGGTCACGCTTTAGACCGGTGATTTCCATGTCTACAACGTTGATGAATGCCTGGTAGTCCTCTGCAGCCTGCTCGAATAGCTGGCCATCTACCTCGATTGCACCGTAAAGGTTGGTCAAGTATAGGTGAGCCTGCTTGTACTTCTGAGCACCAGCAGTAGGTAGCTTCTCACGAACGCCACGTGCACCAATACCTTGGTTACGTCCGATGTGAGTGTCGAAGATGACCTCTTTACCGTTGCGGGTGATGTTAGCGGATGAAGACTCAATCAGCTGTAGCGCAGGGTTCTTGTCCCTTAGCTGCTCGTGAAGGTCGCCATATACCAACTTAATCGCTTCGGAGGCAAAGGTCAGAATTGATTGTCCTGCCATGAGTTTTTAACTCCTGATTAAAAGATTGGATTATTGGATCGTCCGGAGCCCTGACTGCCTTGAGCAGCTGTACTTGACGTACTCGATTTTACCATAGAAACAGCAATGCCCCGGGCATTTACCCGGGGCTTGCTAGTTTAATTACTACTGAGCCCTTAGCTGAGCTTGGAACATCTGCTCTAGCATTTGGCGCTTGCCTTTTTCATCCTT